GCCAATGAAACAAGTTTGGCAAAGGGAATACCAATAAAATTACTACCTTGGGTTCAAAAAGAATTCAATGCACCTTCACGAAGGAAAGTAAGATATGTGTTTAGAGGTGTATCAGGTGGATGGCGTTTTGGTGTTTGGTATATACGACCACAATCATTTTGTCATAAAGGTATGGCAGATACATTTGCAATTTATAAAAGGAGCAGATATGTCTATTAATAATTATTTAGTAATAATGTTAACAATAGCTAATGCAGTTATTTGGACTTGGGCTTTAATGGAGATATTATGAATGAAACAATGGGTCAGGTTGAAAAAGCACCACTGTTAGGATTGATTGCAAATTATCTAAGGGAAGAAACTTCATCTGCAATTTATAATAATCCTGACAAATTAAGACATGTATTTGCTAGTCAAGGTGAGAAATTAATTAGGAATTACTTTAAAGGTAATATACGTTCTGCTGGAAATAGTTATGATATTGATGCTGAGATAGGAACTATTGAAGTTAAATCAACAGGTGGAGGTGTTGTTAATGGAAAACGAGCTAAATATAAAGCAGTTGGCAATTTACATCCTAAAAAAGATAAGTGTGATTGGATTGCTATTGTTGATTTTGAATCTCAACGAGTTTCAGTTATACCAAATAAAGTATTTTATAAACGTGCCAAGTTAACTAAAAAAGCACATAAAGGTTCATTTACTTGGGCTGCAGATTATGGACAAAGACTACCTGGCACAAATGTTCATTTAAACACAGAATTGTTTAAAGAATATGAAATCGATGCAAACACAGATTTTAAAAAATTAGGAATGGGACACAAATTATGAGATGGAATAAATTAACAATTGATGCTCGAGGGCTAAAAGGTATAAGATTACGTTCATGTAAATTATGGTTAGATGATACTGGTTTTCACCCATTTCTTGACCCAGACGAAATGATAAGACCAGATATGCAAAAATCTATGGGAGTAGCATTTGACGAATTGCCTAAAGAAGCTTGGGATGTTATGGATAGGTATGATTGGGAAAAAGCAAAGAGGAGTAAATATGCTACGGGAAATTAAAGACAAAGTTATATTAACTGACTGCGATGGAGTTCTATTAGATTGGGAATTTCATTTCTATCGTTGGTTAGAAAAAACTGAAGGAATACAAAGAATTGGCAGCGAATATAATGTAGCCAAATCATTAGGTATTCCACAAAAAAATGCTGCAAGATTAGTTAATTTATTTAATAGGTCTGAAGAGATGAAAACATTATCTCCATTACGTGATGCTATTAAATATGTTCGTAAATTGCATGAAGAGCATGGATATATTTTCCATGTTATTACTTCGCAAACCAATTGTAAACTCGCTCAAGAGTATCGCAAAGAAAACTTAAGAAATGTGTTTGGCGATGTATTTGAGGGGTTCACTATTCTAAACACTGGCCAGGACAAAGATAAAGTCTTAATGAAAGATTGGGATGGCACTGAATGTTTTTGGATAGAAGACAAAGCAGCAAACATTAAGATGGGTAATGATGCCGGTCTTGAAAGTATTTTAATTGAACATTCTTGGAATAAGGATACTGATTATCCTTGTCATAGAGTAAGAACGTGGAAAGAAATTTATAATATTATTACAGGAGATTTATGATAATTACAAGTGAAAATAGAGAAGCACATTTAAGGTCTAAATCAAAATTTTATGTGGCTGGTTGGGTAGCTAATGAAGGATGTGAGAATCCACAAACACTACCTGAATCATGTAAAGATAACCCTATTATTGTTGAACAACATAAAGATTATCTTAATGGATATGGTGATTGTGTTGCAAATGGAGAATGCATTATGTATAAATAACACTATATCACATGATTTATAATGGCGAAGGTAGAAATGCAGTTCGAAGCACTAAAGGCTAAACTGAATCACATCGGAATGATGGGACAATGGTACCAACGCTATGATATATCTGCATCGGCTTTAGAAGCAAAAATAATAATTGAGGATATTGAAAAAGAATTAAATAAGCCTCATATTTTAGACCGTGGATGGCCCGGTGCAATGAGTAGAAAATGATACAGGAGGTCACTATGGCACTGTTAGAAGATGTAGTAAATTTTTGTAAAAAAGAATTGAGTATTCCGCAAGACGTTTTAGTGTCAGTCGCGGTTGAAGATATATCAGAAGATAATGTTAAGGGTTGGACTGTTGATTCTGCAGAAGATGATGAGTACGATATTGAAATAGATACAGGTCTCGGTTTCAAAGAAACTATCATAACCGTGTGCCATGAAATGGTACATGTTCAACAATTACACGAAAATCGTGAGCTTAATGAAAATGAAGCTTATGAAAAAGAGGAAGGTTTATATAGAAAGTATATAAATAACTCCTAGTAGCCATCCCTACTTAAAAAAGGATTTTTTTGTTTAAATAAAAAAGGAAAGTATATGTTTAAAAAACTACTAGTCGCGACGGCGGCAATGGCAATATCTGCAACTTCGTTTGCTGGTATTAGTCTTTCGGGTTTGTACGAGGGTACACTAGATTCACATGGTACGTACGCTCAAGACATTCATACTACAATGAAGGGAACGGCAGGTGCGTCAAGCGTAACCGTTGTTCTTGATAAAGATTTCAGCGTAGATGACATGTGGGTAGAGAGCACAGCTGGTGTTCTTACTCTAAAAATTGGTGACTGGTCAGGAGATGATCCTGATGTAACGAAGATTGGTGTAACAACAACTGTTGGTGCATACACAGTCGGACTTAGCCAAGAATCAGGTGGTTCAACAGAAGTTGACGCAAGTGGAACAATTGGTGGTATTGCAGTTGCAATGACTAATGTTACAAATGAAGAAAGAGAAACTACAGCTTCTATTGCATCAGGTGGATTAACTGCTAAAGTGGTACATAACAAAGTCACAGCAGGACATAACGCTGAAGTTACAGTTGGTACAACTGTTGCTGGCTTAGGTCTTGAAGTAGTTCATGATAGAAATGCTGGAGCAACGAATGACAATGAAGTATCAGTCTCTCGTGTTATTGGCACTTTAGGTACTCTTAAAGGTACTTACAACAAGACGGACGCAGCGACTGCCGTTGTCACGAAAACTGTAGAGTTAACTCGTGGTATATGGACAGCTTCTTGGTCACAGGTTGATAGCGCAGATGCTACAACTAAGCTTGAGGCAAAACTATCGTTCTAACTTAGGTATGATACTCTAAGTATCGAGGCTTTCCTTATTAGGCCTCATAATGGGGGATATTAATATAATATTCCCCATTTCTCTATGTACATTTAGGTATAAATATGTTATAATAGTACTATGGATAAATCACAATATAGAGTTCCCCTTGGTGACGGTAGAGTTAAAGTAACCTTATGGCGGAACTGGTTAAAACACAAATTTGACAATCCTGATTTATGGTGGATGGAAGAAGAACCTCTACTAATATTTCCTGATTGTATGAGACCAATTGAAACCACAAAAGGAGAAAATGATGACTGAAATGAATCATAGAAAATTAATGGGCGAATACTATAAAGATGATGGTAGTGTTGCTAAATTGTATCAAGTTATAAATGGAATGGATGGTGAACATTCGTTTTTTTCAATAACATATAAAGATGCATTGGGTGCTCGAATGGTGACTGAAGATTTTAAATATAAATCTTTAAGTTACGTTGAAGATGCTGCAACAAATTGGCAACTAGGAATTAAACAATTATTAACGGAGTAAGATATGGCAAGTTTCGATTTTGGCTTTACGCTTGTAGATGAAGATGAATTAGATGTAGCTAAAGAAGTAGCGTCATCAGCAAGTTCAGCAGCAAGTGCTCAAACAAAGCTAGACAATTTATATAATGCTATTACACCATTGCTCAATAATCTTAAGGCAAATCCTGAAAAAGAATATATTAAATGGCCTAATAGAGTTGACAAAGTAGAAGCATTTGAAGGTCAAATATTAAAAATTTATAAAGGTTAGCTGTTTACTTTTACAGCAAAGTATGATATAATATAACTATATGTATGAAGAACAAATAGACAAAATGATTAATACTATTAATCAATGTGCTAAACGGTATAATGACGTAGTAATTAGTTCAAAGGTTATAGAGGCAATAAGACAAACGCCTAGACATCTCTTTGTCGAAAGTGATACACCTTACGCTAATGGACCACTTCAAATTGGTCATGGTCAAACTATTTCACAACCTTTTATTGTAGCATATATGACAGAAATGTTAGATATAAATCCATCACATAAAGTATTAGAGATTGGTACAGGGTCTGGATATCAGGCTGCAATATTATCTCATATGACAAATGATGTTTATACAATTGAAAGAATTCCTGAATTAGCAGAAAAAACACAACGAATACTTAACAAACGTATTAAAACAAGAATTAGTGATGGATGCAATGGTTGGTTAGAAGAAGCACCATTTGACAGAATTATTGTAACAGCTGCAGCAGACTCTCCACCTCAAGCATTAATAGACCAGCTTATAGATGGTGGAAAAATGATCATACCGGTAAAAAATCCTAACGGTAGTGAAGACTTAGTTCTTATAACTAAGAAAAATAATGAATGGGATTCAACAAGATTAATGGGTGTGCGATTTGTACCATTAATAAAGGAGTAGATTATGGCAAAGCGTAAGATGAGTGAAGAAGCTAGAAAAGCAGCAGCTGCTAATCTAGCTAAAGCAAGAGCGGCTAAAAAGCCTGCGGCATATAAAAATATAGCTCCAAATGTGCTGGCATTAGAAGATGACAATGGTTTATCTGTAGTGAGCATAAAGCGGTATTTAAAGGCCCAGAAAGACAAAATAAGTGACTTGAGGAAGGCTGTAGGCCGAAAAGAGAGAGGTGCTATAGCTAAGCTAACTTCAGCCCAAGCTTATGTGAGAGGGCTGAATCAATACTTACGTGATGGTATGTACCCCTTTGATTTTTATGGTGAGAATGAAGAAATTAGATTATATCATAAAACAATTGCACATGCATATAACCCAGATGGTTCATTAAAAATGAATTCTGAATTGGCAAGAATGATTGAAGATGATAAAGGCTATGATTATTCAGAGGTAGAAAATGATTGAAGTTGATTTAAATAAAAAAACATTTTCAAGATTGGTTGAAACATATGTTCGTACTCATAAGGATTGTCCCTATATGGATGCTGTAATTCAGGTATGTGAAAATAATGAAATTGATTTAAGAGATAGTAAAAAATTAATCTCAAAAGAAATAGTTGAACATGTTGAATTTGAAGCAAGGCAACTTAATTTATTACAAGGTGGTAATCCAACACATATATTACCTCAATGAGAATGACAGGATATGAAGCATTTATACTACATCACGCCGTTAACCTACACTTTAACAGAGGTTATGATTGTTGGAAGTATAATTTTAAAACTAATGTAACTGAAAAAACATATTGGAAAAGACCAGACAAATTTCAGTTAACAAAAATTGGGAAAAGATTTAAAAATAAAGATGATATAATACTATACTTTGCCTCCCATCAAATTGCCGGAAATACATTCACTGGCGATATGATAAGAGATGAAGATACATATACACAGTTTTTAAAGCGTATAGATAGTATTAGTTATTTGTTTAAAAACGAATTAGAAGAAATTTCGGATGTAAAGTTTGATAAGCTTTTGGAAATAGAAGATACATATCCAAAAATTATCCAGCTTCATCTTGAAGGTACAGTTTCATTAGAGACTGTATGCATTATAAACCGCTTAACTGGGTTTATAAACAGGGCGAATAAACAGATCACAGAAACTATTTTGTGGCCTGATTTATTCAATAAAATATCAAAGTATCAATCTTTTTTAAAGTTCGATGATAGTAAAATGAGAAAGATTATATTAGATGTTTTTAAATGATACAAAAAAATATAAATTAATATAAATTTTTAAAGGAGATACAACTATGTCATTTCAAGACTTAAAAAACAAAGCCGGTGCGATAGATAGCAATTTACAAGCTGCGGCTTCAAGCACCACAGAAAAGAAATCATACGGCGATGATCGTCAATGGAAGCCAACTGTAGATAAAGCTGGTAATGGTTATGCCGTTATTCGTTTCCTACCTACAGTCGAAGGTGATGACTTACCTTGGGCTAAATATTGGGATCATTTCTTTCAGGGACCAACAGGCCAATGGTATGTTGAAAAATCTTTGACCACATTGGGTAAAGACGATCCAGTTTCTGAAATGAATTCTAAACTCTGGAATACGGGTATAGAATCAGACAAAGATATTGCACGTAAACGTAAGCGTCGCTTACATTATGTGTCAAATATTTGTGTGGTTTCAGATCCTGAAAATCCTGAAAATAACGGTAAAGTATTCTTATATACTTATGGTGCTAAAATCTTTGAAAAGATTATGAATAGCATGCAACCTCAGTATGAAGATGAAACTGCTGTTAATCCATTTGATCTATGGAAAGGTGCCAATTTTAAAATGAAGATTGCTCAAGTCGCGGGATTCCGTAACTATGACCGATCTGAGTTTGGTGGTGTAGAAGCTTTAAATGCAGATGATACTGTATTGGAGGATATTTACAATAAGGAATATTCTCTTAAAGAGTTTACTGACCCTTCAACATATAAAACTTATAGTGAGCTTAATCTTAAGTTAACTAGGGTTTTAGGTGAAGATGGTGGAACTTCTGAAGAGAAAACTGCAATGGCAGAATCAATTGATGATTCACCATTTAATGATTCTCCAAATGATGTTCAAGACCCAGTTGCTGTAGCTGCTGACCCAGTAGCCAGAGCTGATTCGGACAATGATGACACTATGAGTTATTTCGCTAAATTAGCGGCTGAAGCTTAATCTTGAGAACCCGTCGAAAGGCGGGTTTTTATCATATCCTCGCTCTTTCCAAAGCGCTCATTGGCCCTACCATTTGACCAAAGTCATTACCTACTGAGAAATCAGGGTTTTCGCTTGACTGAATAATAGTAGTCGTTGATGAGTTATCATTATTATTAATCACATTAACTCCACCATTACCATTCATATTACCTGCAGTAGCATTATTATAATTAAACATCGCATGTTGTAATGCATCAATTCCAGCAGAAACAGTATTGAATTGTAAACTCGTTAGATCTTTTAGGCCAGTTTTAATATATATATTTTTCCCTTTTGTAAATGTTCCACCACTCATAGCAGCATCTATAGCTTGTGCACCCCATGCAAAATCTGTAGCCAATTCACTAAAATTAGGCCCATTTGATATCTTTAAACCATTATAAGCATTAATAGCTTTAACTACTGAATCAATACCAGATGCTGCTTGTTCATATGTTTCTGAATCAACTGCAGTTAATTTTTCCATAGGACCAAGAATACCATTAATTATTCTTTCAAAACCACTTCCACTTACATCAGTATCATTATCACCCCATGTAAAAATATTAAAGAAACGTTCTTTCATATCGAGTGCAGTATCACCTAATCCAGCTCCAGCCATTGAAGTTCCTAACCCAGCTAAACCAATGCCTAATGCCCCTAAACCCCAACCAACACTTTGTAGATTTTTACCATCAACATCATTAAAGCCATCTAATCCACCACCAAGATTTGTCATTATATTTTTTAATCCAGTTCCATCAACACCCATTGCTTCAAAAAGCTTACCAACACCAGCCATAGCACCAAAGAATCCACCAATACCAGCACCAAATGCTGTCATACCAGCAGCTGCTGCTACTGCTCCAACTCCACCAGTTGCAAGGCCTAATCCAGCTCCAACAGTTATAAATCCAACCATTGCTGCTTGTTGTTTATCTGAAAAAGCACCAATACCTTCTGCAATATTTGAAGCTTGTGTTTTAAATGCTGCGCCATTAGCTCCAGCCATTTCTCCAAGTTTAGCTGCGCCTGCAATACCTACCATGAAACCACCAATACCAGCACCAGCTAATGATGCTCCACCAGCAGCTAAT